TCGGGAATACGATACCGCGATTTGTACCGGCTTGGATTGTATCCAGAAGTTTCTGGCAGGTTTGATAGACAGCTTGTTTGTCGGGCGGTGCATCAACAGCCATGTAATCGGGCGGCAGGCGAATAAGCGGAAGACCATTTGATTCCTTGGCAATTCCAAGCAATTCTTGATCGCGCAGCATATCTAGCTGCTTCCACGCCTTATACACTCCCTTGAGCACAGAGTTACCTGTAGGATCACCCTTCGTGCCATCTGCTGTAAACAACATAAACTTTTCGCGCTTGATGGGAATAAGACCGTGCTCATTAAGGCCGGTAATAAACATCCCACCGTGTTCAAGATTTTGGATAGACTGCTCGCAGCCTAAAAGCTCACGGCCATCCTCAGAGAATGTCCAACGAGCAATCGTCTCTTGAGCACGTGGTGCAATCTTACGAATTCCAACAAGTCCGTCATTAAACTTGCTACCATTCTTTGTAAGACGGCGACGATAAACTTTTTCCTCTACAGCAAAGCCATAGGGAAGATATGTAATAACATCGGAAATGAAGCTGGCCCACGAGTGCTCCATATCGTCCTTGCAGGATTCGATAAACTTGGCTCGGGCTTTTTCTTCATCGGTGGCGTCCATTGGAGGCACAACATTCCAAGAAACGCGGGAGAGTAGCATTCGGTAGGTGTTGATGGCAGATGCAATAACCGCATCATTCATCATTTCTCTTACTGTGCGGAGAAATTGAGGTGTATGGAAGGCTCGCTGGGGATCGTCAATTACTCGGCCCCACACGGTGCGCAATCCCACGAAACCTGATTCTCCGAGGGAAATACGTGGCACTGCAACACCATCATCAGCCGCTAAAGCAGCCGAATCATCTTTTGGCTTCTTTTTAGCTGCCATTAGTGCTCCTTTTTATTCATTAGCAGGATTGTATCATTAGATAAGACTTTTGTCAAGAAAATGCACCTAACATTGTTGACAACCCCAATAAAATATGTTAAAATTTCGTTTTATCTCTAAACTTTGGCTGATTATGATTTTTGAAGATTTTAAAGACAGGGACGGTAAGTGGGTGCGCTCATTTAAGGGTGGATATGATTACTACGTGACACCCGCAGGAAGGCTCCACAACAACATGAAGAACAGATGTACTGTGGGCGGCTCAGAGCAAAGAAACCACCCTTCTTACGAAGGCTCTCTGGTGTCTGATGAATTTTTAGATTTTCAATATTTTGCAAATTGGTGCCAACACCAGACCGGGTATAACAATGAAGGGTGGCACCTTGACAAAGACCTGCTGTTCCCCGGCAACAGAGAGTATCATCCCGACAGGTGTATTTTCTTACCTCACAAATTAAACCAGCTTTTCAAATCTTATAAGAACAAGCATGGATTGCCTTGTGGAGTGGCAAGATTGCCTAGCGGCATGTTTTCAGCCAAAATCACCGTAGACAAGATGGTTGTTCATCTAGGAACTTTCGATAGTGCTGAAGGTGCAACAGACTGTTATATGCAGGCACGTAAAGCTAGACTTGCGAGCCTTGCTGAAGAATACAAAGATTACCTAGACTTTCGTGCATATGAAAGCTTGATAATCATTGCAGAGGGGTAATTTTGCACACAATCCTGCAAAAGTGTTATATTATAGGGAGGGGATAGGAGAAGCTTGAGTATTTACAGGAAGGCTAAATGATGGGATTGTTATTTGCTTCATAACAGCTTTAGCTGCTGTAGCAGTGCTATCCCACATGTCGTCCTTTTGGTTCCTGTTCCCATCGATGTAGTCCTCAAGCTCGTTGAACCACATCTCGTTCCAATCTCCCTTCACCACCTTAACTAGACCGGCTTCTGCCAGAGACAGGAAAGGCTGCATCCTAGAAAGCTTGCCAGAATGGCCTGACACCATCTCTGTACGGGCATCCACTCCATTCTCCACAAGCGTCTTGATGAAGAACATATTAGCTGCGGCTCCTGCTGCTCCGGGGTCTTTCGGAATAAACACAGGAACTTGCCTTCCTAGTTCGCCTAAGTCAAGTCTTGAAGTGTCTACAATCTGCTCTAAAACACTGTTTGTTAGCTTTCTATACCTCTCGACGTGCTCTACATAGTAGAATCCATCTTTTCCTTTAGAAAGTCTAGTAGATGCTGTCCAGTCTGGATCAGGATTGCTTTCGGATTTAAGAGTGCTGGCTAAGTCCATCCCCCGAGCACGAGTAGTAACCAGAGCAGGACATTTATCTACAATCTCGCACCAATCCCGCTTGAAATAACCTGAAGTGGATTCTTTAGCAAACCAGCTTCCCAGCAGCAGACGTTCCCGTTCAACTCGCTTAAGATTCTCAAGACGAGCCACATAGCCGGGATTTAGGATTTTCATTCGAGGGTTGTCCCGAATAGTGGCGCTGATAAAGGTGTAGCTTTGTGGCCTTACGCCTTCATATTGTTCCAGCAGTTCTTCTCGTGTATCCGCAAATACCATCGTTCCGTTATAGGAAGCGTAGTAACGCTCAACACCAGAGCGCTCTGGAATAGGAATACCTGTGTCTTGGTCAAGATACCAATTCACGAAAGGCATTAGGTGACTATCCCTGCGCGGATTGCAAGTGCACACTAACTGGTGCGGCCCTTTGGCCTGAGAACGAATACGGGATTCTAGATAGCGGATTTGCACATCCGTGTGGTTCTGAGCTTCGTCAAATACCACAAGGGAGAACTGACCACCATCGTAGTTGGAGATGTCCCTATCAGCTCCGCACACTTTGAATTGCACTTGCGCGCCTGACGGAAAAGTTGCAGTCATTTGAGGGTGCGTCTTGAATTTCGCACCGAATTGCTTCCACATCTTTTCAGCCTCTTGGTAGAGGCCACCAGCTTGAGATAGCTGCGTAGACGTTTCTCGGATAAACACCCCACGAAAATTGGGGTCGTCTTTGTATTTTAGGACTTTCAAAAGTGCCTGATGGCTCTTGCCACACCCGGCTCCTCCGCCAAAGATTACGTAGTCACTTGTACAATCTAAGAAGCGTTTGTGCGTCAAAGAATCCGGCCCAAGGACCGGCTTTTCTTTCTTACTCATTCTTTTCTAACTCCCTAGGTAATCCGTGCTTCTCCCCGTAATCTGCACCCAATGCTTGTAGTGATTTTATCCCGTTTTCCCTGAACTCCGTTGCCAAAGTCTTTGCAGCTTCAAACCCGAACTTCTTTACACTAAAACTCTTTTTCTTTTGTTTACCGTCTAGGTTTGTATATTTACCGATCCATCTTTGGTAGGTTACACCGTCTACAACATCTTCTGATAAGTGCACTCCAGTTACACCCGATTTATTACTTGAAATCATCCAGCGGTTACGTGCTTGCTGAGCCTTCGTCTCCCACCTTATATTATCTGCTCTATATGGAAGAGAGTTGTCAATTCTTCCAATACTATGCTCATCAGAAGGTTTTGGTCCGATTGCCTTAATGAAATCGTCAAACTCCCAAATATCTTTTTCTACATACACTCCAACAGCACCGTAGTATTTATACGCTTGGCTCTCTGCGTTATAACACCTATCATGCATTTCTAAGAAGTTGCTATAACCGGGGAATTTAGTAAGTCCGTGCGTAATGCTCCGCTCTGCTAATTTTTCTTTTTGAAAACATCCACAACTGGTAGATGTACCACGCTTAAGGGCTTGTGCTAAAACGCCGCGCGATGTCCCACAATCACAAACGCAGTTCCACTTCCGCTTACTACCTGCTTGTGCTAAATTTACAACTAACCACCTGCCAAATTTCTGACCAGACAAATCTTCATTTTTACAAAACATTTCTTTCTCCTACACGAGTTAATAAGAGTGGCTATCCAAAGGTGTAGCTTCGGAAGGAGGATCAGTCCTTTTCACCACAAAACACGAAAAACCCGCTACCATTTCTGATAGCAGGCTTTAAAAATTGGTAGTACAGCGCCACGCAACCTTGCCCGTACCTTAGCCACCTCAGAGCGGCCCTCTCCACGAATTTGCCGCCACTAGGCAGCATAGACGCCTCTTGGGGCATTCCCCGTAGGCGAAATTTGTTACGAGTATTTAACTAGCCCTCGGCGGCTTTTTCGACCTCGACAGTAGTGCTACAACCAGTATCTTCCAATTCGTCCAACACAGCAGTCAACTCGTCAATCTCGTCCTGAGTCATAGGATGGATGTTGTTTCCGTCTCCAAGAGTCATTTCCTTCTTCCCGAAGATAGCATCCCAATTCTTTCCGAATTCCTCTTGAGACACGCTGTAGGAACGAGGACGACTTCCCTTACCTGAGTCCCAATGGTAAGTTTTTGTATTATTGTCAGACATATCAAGCGACTCCGATGCCTTCTTTCATGCTTCTCTCCTTGTGTTAATAAATCTGGAGCGGGATGCCGGTATCGAACCGGCCTCATGAGCTTGGAAGGCTCCTGCACATCCACCTATACCAATCCCGCATATTATTAGGTGCTCCGTGCCCACCGGGATCACAGCAACGTGAAACGAATGATGGTGCTCCGAAGGCTTTACGAGTGGCCTACTCGCTTTGTAGGTGCAAGCATCACGCCATTTTGACTCTGATTGTCTGGTGGGATGAGCTGCTTGCGTAGATGGTGCCGCCTGTAGGATTCGAACCCACGGCCTTCAACTTACAAAGATGCTGCTCTTCCAACTGAGCTAAGACGGCAAAATTTATCCTATTAGAATGCTCAAAATCCTAGCAACCCCAATTAAGGAGGGGAACTAGGGCTGCTGGAGAGCACTCTAATAGAACGCCTCGAAAGAAGCATTCTAGCCAATTCTTGTGAAGGCGTGGCAAGCCTTATGAGCAGTCACTGATTCGCTACGCTGGCTCTGTGACAAAAGCCTCGATAGACCTACCACAGAGTGCAGTAGGCTCATTCTCCCGAAGGATAGGTTGTGGTTGCGAGGTTCGTCATCCTCTTTGGCGACAGATAACACGCTGACGAGGCTAAATCTGTCTATTGCTAACCAACAAACCGAATTGTACACCTAAGAAGGCTTCTTGTCAAATTTTTGCACTTTTACGCACAAAATTGTTATTTTACAGCCTTCACATCGCTCATATCTACAATCTCTGCATCGGCAAAATCAGGGTGGATTTCGTCAAAGTTAAGTTCTGGCGTGTTGTCATCCTGCGTCGCTGTAGACCCTGCACCAATCAAACCTGATGTCTTGACCTCTAAGACCAAGCGTGCCAACTGGTCCTGATTGACTTCCTTGGACATGCTGATAAGATAGTCCATAATCTTGTTAGCCGCCTGCTGCTTGATGCGTTCATCCTTGCTCTCAAGCCCCTGTTCCAACACCTCGATAGTCTTCTTAGACAGCTTCTTAAGCTTCTTGAGCAAATCAGTAAGCTCATGCTCTTTCTTAAAAATTGGCTGTGCCCTTGCTTCTACAAGCTCACCCATGTTATCCTACTCCTTAGTATTCTTAATGGCAGAATTGTATCATAAGTGTGGCTTCTTGTCAAATTTTGTGCATTTTAAGGGCTTGACAGGCGTCAATGTGCATGCTACTATGCAGTTTCTTAACAGTTTTTACGGAGGGAAGATGGAGAGTGTAAAGTGTTATTTTAAGTATGGGATGACTGGACTAGGAAGGATTGACGTTGAGAATGCGGAAGACTTTAAAACAGCAATTCTCAGTGTCAAGGAGCATCTTGCTCTTAGCCTTCCGTTTAACAGCAAAACCCCAACTGTACTGGCAGTGGTAAAATAGGAGGTGATACATGGGATTGCGTATTGAATGGGATGAGCACAACAAGACCATCACTGTAGGGAAGTGGAAAGAGGATAAGTGGAAACCCTACCAAACATCAATCGGCACTACACCAGCTTGGAAAATTTGGGTTAAGGAGGTGGCAGAAGATAACGGAGTATTTTTCTACGAGGGGCACCCTAAGAAATTCAACAAAGTTGCTGCTGATTTTTTAGGCATTTCACCTACTAAAGCATATTCTCACTACCGAAAACTCGCTTACAAACATTTTGTAGCTCCATACATCAAATATCTTGCCAAAGTGAATTATAAACCGGGTAATATTGATGCTAAAGCTCTCTTATGCATTTGTAAGAACATTTCTGTTGTGCAACAAACATACGAAGACGGTTTACACAACATTCTTCCAATCGTAGCATGGAAGGGTAAAAGTCCGGCAGAGCTAAAATCACAATTCAAAGGAAGTTGGAAAGTTATCGCCAAGAACAGTAACAATAAAAATAAGTATCTTGCAAAACTAGATGATGATGATATTGTAGACGCTTGCAATTTACCTACATCTCTTCTGAAAGGGATAAACAGTATATATCAAGTAGACACAGCCGCACTTAAACATTTGGCGATGCACTACAAAGGTCAGTGGAATAACAAGAAAAAGATGCAGGAGGCTTCTAGGCTCTTTCTAGATACAAAACTTATGGCAAACCAGTTGGGGCTGGTTGTAGATGCACGCTGGACCCCAAGGCGTTTGAAGGAGGAGCACGACAGGATGTTTGCAGAGCTTAACGCTAAACGCTACCCTAAGACGCCATTTGAGGTAACTAAAAATATTCGCGTTAAAGAGTTGAAAGTCGGCGAATATACTGCGCATATTCTCGAAAGTGCTTTCGATATTGCAGAAGAGGGAAATGCGATGGGGCACTGTGTTGCAGGGTATTCTAGATTGGTTTCAGAGGGAAGATATCTAGTGTACTCTATTAAGAAAGGGGATGAACGGAGTAGTACATTAGGGGTTACTATTAAAGATTGGGAAGCTGATAAAAAGCCCTACTACATGAAAAATCAGCACTACGGTAAATACAACCGTCGCGTAACGGATGAAGTGGAGGCCAGTATTCCAAACAAGATTCTTGACCTTCTTAATAAAAAGGAGGTAGAATGAAAGAGTTGTCCCTAAACGAACTTGTAGAGGAATACGAGCGTAACGAAAAAATTGTAGAAGACCTAGATTATTACTTTAACAACAAACCTATCAAACTTTGGGAGGATGATTATGACGACGAATAACGATGTAATGACTATTGAAACCACCTCGGAGGACAACAAAACTGAATACCGCACCCTTGTTGGGCCTTCTTTCATCACAATCATTTACGAGCTGGAAGAACTTCTATCACAAGGTTGGCGAGTGAGTCAAGAGGTTGCCCCCAACCACAATTTCACTCTGTACGATATTGAACTCTACAAAAACAATGACACTGTGAGGCGTGCCAAGGATCGTATCGAGAAGGTCATCGAAGGCATCCCTGTGTGGGACACCAACGCTCGCCGGGAGCAGATGGCTAAGGCTCGTGCAAAGCGCAAGGAGAATATTGATGCGCGTAAAGAAGAGTCCCATGAAAGTTAAATTTGCTAACACTGAAGTTGACATTTGGAAACTTCGGAAGGGGATTGTTGTAGAATATATTAGTAATTTCTACCACATTAAACTATTAGGGATTGTGGACTGCCTTGAGCAAGGTGTGTTCCGCTTACCTTTACTTTGTAAAAACTCAGTTTACGAAGAGGGGCGGTGGTTGTTCTCCGATACTGTCGATTGGCTAGAGCCGCACTAGACTTCAGGCTACACTAATTTGACATTTAAGGCTCGTAATGCTAATATGGAATATCCTACTACTTCTCCTTGGTGGGATATTCCATTAACATTTTTACTGAAGGAAGATGAATGTCCAAATCGGCAACACGGCTTAAGCGTAAGACACGCCAAGCTAAGATTGATGATGATTTTATTGCAACGCCACATCAGGGAGAACTATTCGTCCCGCAACAAGCTAAAACACCGAAATTAGAAGCTGCCAATCCCCGCCAAAAACAGCTTCTAGCATTCTTACGAGAAGGCCGACAAGTGGTGTTCGCTATCGGCTCAGCAGGGACAGGAAAGAGCTACATTGCAGCCTATCATGCCGCAGAGCAACTACGCAACAAGAAAATTGACAAGATTCTTCTTGTACGTGCCAATATTGCTGTTGGCAAGAGCCTCGGAATGTTGCCGGGCAGTCTCAAAGAAAAACTCACTCCATTCTTCGCACAAACCCTCTCCCACCTTAAGAAGTTTATGGGAAACCATCTCAACTACTGCCTTGAAAAAGATATTGTAGAAATGCAGAGTATTGAGCATATGCGAGGACTGAGCGTAGAACATGCCCTTGTCATCATCGAGGAAGCACAAAACCTCACAGCAGACGAGCTTGAGATGATCCTGTCGCGCATTGGTGAAGGCTCTCAGTTTGTCTTTACAGGGGATCAGAAACAGAATGACCTGAAAGGAATGAGTGGCCTTATCAAGACAATCAATATGATTGATGATGCTATTGCAAGCCAACCAAACTACCTTGCAGACGAAGACCTTGATTGTCTAGAAGATAACATTGGTGTTGTAACGTTCTCGCCAGATGATGTTGTTCGTTCTGGATTGTGCAGGGCATTCGTCAAGATGTATTACTACAACAACTAGGAGGAAACATGAACAACGACATTCTCAAGCTTCTCGGCAAAGATGCTGTAGAGCCTTTTGAAGTGACAGCAGCACCAATCAACACCATCTACCGAGCCACTGTCAACAAAGAATTCCGCGATGTAGAACAGTTTGCACAACTTGTAGACATTCTAGATACAGCGCAAGAGGGCGATATTGTACACATCAAGCTCTCTACCATTGGAGGCGCGCTGCATTCCATCATTCCCCTGATTTCATCCATGAAGAACACAGCAGCCTTCATCCACATGCACGTAGAGAGCGACACTGCTAGTGCGGGGACACTTCTCATGATGCTTGCCCACAGCCTATACGTAAACGAATATGCAACAATCATGTTTCACAATGTACAGTATGGTGCATATGGGCACGGTGGGAATGTGGAAGCTCAGGTGAAACATGCTACTGCTGCTAATAAGAAGATTATCCGTGATATGTATACTGGATACCTGACAGATGAGGAAATTAAGCGCCTTGAAGATGGCCTTGAACTCTACCTGACGCCAGAGGAGTGCATGCAACGCTTCCAGATGCGTGAAGAACTTCGTAAGGTTGAAGAGTGTGAGTGTGGGGAGTCGGACATCAATATCGGTGAAATGTTTGCTGCTGTAGAAACCAAGTTTAAGCCTTCCAAGGAGGCAGGCAGCTTGACTGTAGGAGAAGAGTTCAAAGGACTCGAAGAAGCCTACAATGAGCCGAAACCTGCAAAGAAGCCTCGTAAGAAATGATGTTGCCGCCTTCGGGCGGCTTTTTTACGTCAGTTGTAGAAGCACAACAAAAATAATACTTGCTATTGTAGGGGAAGGTTGTTATTATGGCTGTGTTGGAACAATTTTAAGGAGAAACAAATGAACGAAGGCTTGTGGGCAGTGCAGTACCTTAATGATGATGGTAATTGGGTTGTTTGCCAAACTATTCTTCTTGATTATGTTGGTCTAGAAGGGCAGGGGAGCAACAAGGTTGCTTGTGTGTTTTTCCATGAACAGGATGCCGCTCACGAGTGTGAGGTATGGAAAGGTGATACCGGAGAACCAGATCGCTACCGCTTTGCGAAAGTTAGCATTATCGTAGACCAACAAGGAGAACAACAATGACCCTGCAAGAACGAGCAAAATCGCTGTTCAAGAACGACTTGGCAGATGAATCCACTGTACAACACAATGTTGAAGCTTGGTTGAAAGCTGTAGAGTACCTTGGCGAGAAGTGGGTAGCTGCGCCTGTAAAGCGTGTTACGAAGCGGAGTAAGAAATGAATAAATTCTTCGTATTTTCCTTCTGCATGTGGTTCCTTGGTATGATTATGGCACCCTACTGTGAGCACGCCCGAGAGAAAGTGTTCTCAGCATCTGTTATGATTTTTAGCATTATTGGTATGTGCGTTTCGTTAGGGCTGCTATGAATACAATGGTAGATAATAAACCAAAAATTTGTGTTACTTGTAAACATTGTTACGATGGAACATTAGGATATATTTTCTGCAAGAGCCCACATCTCGGAATTGATATTGTCACAGGACTTAATCGTAGTGTGTTCGCTCGGAACGAAAGGGGCAACGGAGCATGTGGAGTTATTGGTATTTATTGGGAGCCTGTCAGTGAATAGCACATCCATCAACCTCATAAGCGGAGGCCACTTCGACTACGCCATCCCTGAATCTAGCGTGTACGATGTAAAGGACATTGCCCTTAGCCTGTCCCATACAGCACGCTTCTCAGGGCAAACTGACAGGCCATATTATGTGGCACAACACAGCGTATTGGTGAGCAAGATTGTCCCTCCCGAACACGCCCTAGCAGGCTTATTCCATGATGGCACAGAAGCCTTCCTTTGCGATGTTCCGAAGCCGCTCAAGAATCTTCTTCCTGATTATGTCTTACTGGAGAAGCGAGCAGAGGCCGACTTGTGCAAAAGGTTTGGCATTAAGTTCCCTTTGCATCCGTGTGTAAAGGAAGCTGACAACATTGCTTTCGTTACAGAACGTAGGGATATGCAACCGGGAGTTCCCCTTAATGAGAGATATGCAGGGATCGAGCCTCTTCCTACACATATCATTGCTTGGGATAGTAGAACTTGTTATTTGAATTTCTTGAGACGCTTTGAAGAACTTACTAAATGAGTAAACATAGTGTTAATTTCTCAAACTGGTTTGAAACTTACTATGAAGAGATTGATGAGGAATGATGGAAGAATGTCAAAAACGTGTAATTGAAGAAAAGGAAGAACTGGATAACAAGATTGCAAAGCTTAAGAGCTTTATCAACGAATCTCCAGTGTTTGTAGAGATGGCTGAGAAACAGCAGAAGCTTCTTTGCCAGCAATATTGCCATATGGAAGATTACAGTGATGTTCTAGGTGAGCGTATTGCAGATTTTATGGTGCATTAAGAGTGTTGTGGTAACTTTATTATTATTACTTTAAATTAAGAGGAGAATAAAAATGAAACATGAATACATTATTGGTTGGGAAGTTTGTGTTGATGGACACCGTGCTAGGTGGGGCACTCAGGCATTTACTTATGTAGAGGATACTCATGATGCAAAGAGCTTCATTGAGGATGTGATTAGTTCTGTAGCTGATTCCTGCTACTGTGAAACTAGGAATGTCCGCATCACTGGAGTGTGGAAGCTGTGAGTGGCGGGTTTAGGTTGAAACAAACTTGACAAATAACAGTCCATATGATACAATAGCACTGTTAGAGCTATAGAAAGGAAATATGGCAAATATTCGTAAGATTGATAAAGAACTGGCAGTAAGCCTCCGTCAAGGGGGCATGGGCTATGCTGAGATTGCCACTACGCTTGGTTGTAGCTATGCGTGGTGCGCTAAGGAGCTTAAAGGTGTAGCGCGTGGCAATGCTGGAGATGGGGTTGCTGCGGAGGTAAAGCAGGAGACTAAGGTACAGGCTGTTGCTATTCTAGAGGATGCTCTAGCTAAGGTGAGGGCGCTGTAAAGGTAGCTGAAAATTTTGGTTGGTTGGAGGGCCGCGCAAGCGGCCTTTTGTTTTGTGTAGACAGGAAAATATGAAGAATAAAGAATGCTTTGAGTGTGGTAAACCTGCAACGGAGGAACATCATGTAATACCGGAGAGTTTAGGTGGGACAAAGACTGTTCCGTTGTGCGGCGGCTGCCATGCATTAGTTCATGGCGGGTACAATAAACGAAGAGACGACCACATAGAGCTTACCAAGGCAGGGATTCAGCGTGCTAGAGAGCGTGGTGTAGCTCTAGGAAATCGAACAAATCTCTCAGAGGCCCAAGCTTTAAGTAGGCAGGCTATTATTGAAACTGCCGACAATTTCGCCATACAAATATATGAAATAGTCTCACCACTTAAAGAGTCTGGAATGGGTTTGCAAGCCATTGCGGATTATCTAAATACCACAGGTGTAAAAACACAACGGGGAGGTAGATGGTACACAAGTACAGTTTGCCACATATTTAAGAGGGTCAAGAAGCTGCAAAACGACGAGTCAGGTTCGACACCGATTGAACAGTCCACTTCCCACCCCGAGGCGTCCGGGTCTCTTGTTCATTAAGTTCTTTTGCAATAGAGTAGAATGTCATCCCCGCTTTAATCATACGTGTCACACTAGGGCGCATACGCTCTGCAAACATATCTGCCATCTTAGCTGTTGCTAGTGCCCCCTTTTTACCCGCGTCCGGTAGGTTAGTAGGATTACCCGGTTGCCACTCAGGTTCACGGCGCTTTTTTGCTTGGAGCGCCGCCTTTGTACGAGAGCCAATAGCCTTCCTCTCATGTTCACCAATAACGCAATGAATGTGCAGCATAAGAGGCGACACATCTTCCCCAAGCTCTGCCACAACAAACTTTAGCTTCGTTTCCATCAAGTTCATAATGAACGAAGCACGCCTCGATAGGCGGTCTAGCTTAGAAACAACCAAAGTTGCCTTCATCTTCAAGCATTTCTGAATGCAGCTTTTGAGCACAGGGCGATAGTCCAGATCGCACTTACCGCTCACAGCCTCTTCGACAATTTCCACAATCTCATATCCATTTGTTTTGGCGAATGCCTCGATTTCTGCACGCTGCGCTTCCAAACCGTTCCGAGCCGACTGTTGTCGTTCAGTAGACACTCGGCAGTATCCTACTAGGGTTTTCTTCATGTCTTCCTCCTGCTTGAATATTGAACAGATGAGCAGGAGTATAGCCTTTGGAGCAAGCTTTGACAAGTGAAATTTCGAGAAAATTTTAAAATTTATCTGTCAATGTTTTCTTGTATCATAGAAATATTTGTTGAAAATATATCAAGGGGTTCTGTTTAAATTTTTGGCAGGTTATTTGGGAGATTGTTACTGAGGAGGTTCCTCGTTCTTCCGTGAGGCGGTTTCGTTGCTTAATGGGCCGCCCAGCCGCCCGAAAAGCCCCCTCCAGACTGGCAAAATATCTACTCCAAAGGCCAAACGTTCGTTAGCCATCCTTGAAAACGGCCCGACATCGTACCCTCCCGCGCCCACTCTCTGCGCACGCCTGCCAGCACTTCCCCTGTCCAATCCCCACCAGCGCCCCTCAAAAGCCCCTGTAACGCCCTCTCAGCGCCCTAGCTGGCGTGTTCTAAGCCCTCTGCTGCCATCCCTTGCCGTCCCATTGGCCTAGTCCCTCTCTAGCTGCCGTCCTGCTGCTGGAAAGCGCCTGTTCGCTGTTCTAGCTTATTTCGATGGTTATCTAATTAGCACTCCTCGCGCCTACCCTGCCGGGCTTCTGTCAATGTAACCTATCAGTTACACCGATGATTGCCTTAAAGAAACACCCTTCGTTGATGACAGGGGTTGTGCGATTACCGAACACAAACCAATTTGGTTAGACCGAAAACACTATCCAATATCCCACATAGACATTTGTTAGCACTCCTAAACAATTGTTTGTCAGCCTGTCAACCCTGTAAAGATGCTTATAAGAGCCCTACAGGTAAAGAAAAACCCGGCTCTAGGCCGGGAATTAGCTTGCTAATTAGTCGCCCCGAAAGGCGCTCTCTAATGGTGCTGTAAAGCTCTCTGTCGTTACTTCTGAGACATCGCCTCAGCCATGCTCATATTGACATCGTGCGAGTGCTTGAGGTTGAGATTAGCGGTCATAGCTTCGAAGGCGCTACGCGGAATCATCTCCGAAAAGTGACAAATCGACTGATTGCTGGTGCCCTTGTTGTAGCTGCTGGCGCAAATCTGCACACCTAAACAGAAGTCAACAGGTTTCTACACAAAAAGTTGTACAGTCATCTTCTACAACACAATGTCCTGTCCAGAAACGACAAAGCCCGCTAAGGCGGGCCTGTAATGTGAATCTGTGCTGCCTATTCTACAACAATTCCTTCGCTTGCATACTTAGCAATCACTTGTTCGATTGCGCTCTGCGGAATCACACCAATGGCGCCACTACGCATTATATCAACAATTTCTTGAGCTTTCTTTTGATCTTCTGCGGCAACCTTTGCCAAGTAAGCATTCCCTGCGCGCATCCCACATGCTTTCTCGTCAGCGCATTGCATCTCCCAACGAACAAAACGGCTGGAGTTCGCAAAAGTGGTGTTGCTTCCGATTACTTTCTTATGCCAGATTGCAGCGTCACCAACCTTTAATTCTGCCTTACACTTGTAGCACTTGCAGGCTTTCTTAACGATGGTTCCGGACATTTCAGCCTCACTAGAACATTGAACATGGCTCTAGTATAGCGCCCTCAACAGAGATTGCAAGCATTATTTGATGTTGCTTATTCCCCACTAGTCAGCAGCACAGCCATAAGCCTGTAAGCCCCTGTAAGGTCGAGATAGCGCATTGCTGCCCCTTGAGCCGCATATGGCCTGTCCCGCTCTAGTTGCTCTGCTACAGCGCCCACACAAGCCCACGCATCAGCAGAATCAAGGCGCATCCTCTTGCAGTCATCATAGGCTTTCTGTCGGGCTTTACTACTTAAGGGCTTTCCCATGTTATTGAATGGAGAAAGCTTTCCCGGTTTCTCTAGGTTCATATGCTCTGCCATGTTTAGTTCCTCAAATGAAAAACATTCCTAAATCAACACCGAACGCCCTGTTAAGCTCCGGTAAGACTACCTCTAAACAACGCCTGTTTAGCTTGCTCTGTCTCCACATCATTTCCATATTGCAATCAAACGTGCTAACAATGTTATTCACACCCCTAGTACGATAGTGCTTACCGTTCAGCTTTCCGGCGTACTTCCCTTGTTGTTCGTTGCGGCTCATTTCAACGCTCCATCTCAATATCAAACATGATGGCCTTCCCATCGGCCCTAGTCCATTCTCTGTAACCAGAAACGTAGTCAAAGCCCTCTTTAACACTATTCGTCCCTGTCAAACTGTAGGGCATGTTCTCGGCCCTTGCAAACTCTCTCACAAACCGTTCGATTTCACGAATAGAGGCGTTCCAAGCGTGCTTTACAACCTTGTGGCCTGCATCGGAAGTGATGACGTAGTTTTTGCGTTTCATGGCTTATTCCCCACTTACTTTCATAAAACAAGCTTTAACACTCGAAACTTCCCCGGCTCTCGTTCACTTCGTCTGATAATACCATTTTTCAGCAGCAAAGAGATAAGCCTGTTTCGTCTCGCTTTGTGCATCTCTGTTTTGTGGGAATCTATTTCTGTGATGTCCGTATAGATATGCGCATCTGGCGTCTCTCCACAACGCATTAAAAGGTCTTCCCTTCCTATTGTGGAAAAGATTTCTATTCCAGAATTAGCTAAACACTTCACAGCATTTTGAAGAATTGTCACTTTCTTCATATTCATTCCTCAATAATCCGAAACTTAGGCTTATGCTGTACAGCACCATTCCCCACTTGCACATTGTTAATTGCTTCTTCATGTGCTTTCACATCTTCTAGGTTGTAGCGGCTGCTTTTGCTCAGCTTGTAGTTCCCTGTAGCAAGCATATCAGACAGCCATTGTTTAGCCATCCAATCAGTAGGGAAATTGTCTGTGCGCTTCGTTCCGATGAAACCTACATTCTCAGCGTAGGCGTTGGAACGGATGCTGATAGTTTGCTTCATGGCTCATCCCCTTGCACTCAACACAAGATCAACAAAGCATTTAAACTCTGCACCATCACCGGTATACGTACTAATTTCGTTCTTTTTGAGGTCGAACGCAACAAACTGACTTCCTGTGCGATAGTAGACGGTGCCTACAAGCTCGCCCCCAACAGACACAATGAAATTGCGACCATTGGTGTTAAACTCTTTGTAGGCCACTGCATTGATGCTGCTATCTTCTAGCTTAATCGTTTTGGTGTCAATCATCCAACCATTCACAGCAGGAAAACCGGCTTTCAAGCCTTTGTGTACAGCCTGCATTGCAGAAAGTTTGTTCATGGCTGGCCCTGTAGAAATGCTGTTAAGATGCCTCATGGTTGCACACTCAAAACCCTCTGTCAAGCATCGCACACAAAATTCTTAAACTTTCTTATTCTGTTGCATCCAAACAACAATACATCTACTATCCCCTACCGCGAGAGCATTCGTGTGAACAGCACGAATAAGGTAGCAACCAATAAATATTCTACTCTTTACAGGATCTTTACAGTTTTAAGTTCGCTTTCGCTCTCTTACTATCATAAATCTACTTTACTTTACAGGATTGTAGAAGATTCTAACAGTTGTCGTCGGGTGGCCTCTAAAGAACTTCTATGATATACTGCCGGTTTCCTCTACAGGAGCTTCTATTAGGTGATCTTTATGAATCCTCTACAGGGTCGCCCTGTCGGGCTTCCCTTATTATAGGTGATCTTTATGGATTTCTGCCATGTCCAC